TTTTGCTTCGGTTTCTACTTTACCGGTTAACGCTTTCTTTTTAGTATGTAAGTCAATCACTTGATGGTTCATATCAGATAACTGTTTTAATAACCCAGCAACAATTTCGAAGGCTCTCGGAGTCTCACTAGATTTAGCAATATCAATGATTGCGTCAAGGGCATCTTCTCCCTGAGCAATTAAGGATTTAATATTCTCTCTGGCGTATTCGAAATCATTTTCGTGTTCTTCAGGTTTAATTATTGGTATTGGATTAACGTCAATGACTTTACCCTCAATAACATTCTGATCAAGATTAAATACATTGGCTAAATTATCATCTATTCTCATATCATTCACCAACAGACATCATATGGTATTTGTAACTCATGTCCACAGTAACCTTAGCAAATTCTGGATTATCATAATTTAAAACAATGTCATGTAAATTTTTAGGGAAACATTCAAATAACGTCATTGTCATTCTTCTGTTTGATTTTCTCGGAGCGGGCAGACCAGAATTGTAATCCTCAGAAGCTCCATCATTTATCCCAATTGTCATTGTAGTAGTATAATTATCATAATATCCTACTGTTCTTGTTACAGGATCAATTACATATTCCATCCATGATTCAAAGAACCTCCGACTAACTAAATCTATATCACAAATAAACGTTAATGTGATGTCATTGAATTGTCTAATCGTTGGCATTTTTCTTTGTTCGCCGTACATTTCAATATACTGGTCAAGAAACATTACTCCAGGAATAGAAGCAGAATCACAGAGCATGGATAATTTACTAAACTGATTAAACATACCTCTACCATAAATATAACGAGCGTTTGTTTGATCATATAAATCATCATGATCAAACGCTTTTGGCATAAAAATGTTTACGTCAAAATGACTCGAAGTCATTAATCCGTCTTTTTTTACTAAAGCAATAAAATCGGTTAAATCTTTGTGTTTGCTCATTACATACTCCATATTTGTTTATTGGTAGCTCCAACGAACATTTCGTTTGGCAGGAGACTAGCAACGATCCATTTATCTGAATGAATCTTTTTTAATGGGGTTCTTAAATGATCAAACAAATACCTATGGATACATTTCTCGAATTTCTTATTTTTAGCCACTTGCTGTAATATTGAGTAAGAAATTTGTAATTTTTTTGATGTTTCTTTTCTTGGGCTAGAAGCTATAACTTCCAATGCATCTAGTAATAATACCCGTTCTTTATAATGAAGATAATGTAAATTGATACCGTAAAATCCATCTGGGACGATTCTAAACGGAAACACCAACGGGAATTTATCCCAGAAAGGTAAAGTATCCTTATGTTTAGCGTCGTAATAAAACATATACATTTCTCCAGGAACAGGTTGTCCTACTGTAGTTCCTTTTAATTTGACTTGAGTAGATGCCGCTAAACTTTTAGATTCAGAATCAAACCACGCTTTAGATTTCTTCACTAAATCATTGATTTCATATTTGGTGGCTGTAGTAATTTTACCTTTAATATCTTTACTGTAACCAGAAGCCACTCTTGAGTTAAATTTATTCCAAGTTGGTTCAGGCATAACAGCAGAGCCTGATTCCATTTTCTCCCAAGTAACTGAGCTGGATAGACCGGCTAAATCTGCTGCTTGTTTATACGATAAACCGGCTTTCTTTCTGGCGGCTTTAATTGCGTTTGGAGTGGGTTGAATGTATTCTTTCTGTACCATTTAAAATAGATCCTTTTCGGTTAATACAATGAATTCGATTCCTTTAATCTTACACCAATTTCTTGCGGCTTCCCATTTTTGTTGGTTAACGATGTATGTTTGGGCTTCCGCTAAATACCGTTTCTTATTTCTTGTAGTTGGTTTGATACATTGACTGTAAGGTTTAATTTCTACTAAAAATGTTTTTTCTCCATCTTTAGTTTTCATTCTTAATAGGAAATCAGGAAAATATCGATGTTGTTTATCGTCTATAGGAGAATAATAAGGGATACATAATTCTTCTGAAGAGTAGGCTATTACATTTGGGTTATTGTCTGCCCAATTTAAGAATTTAGTTTCCCAACTGCTTCTTGAGATAATATTAGTAACATCGCCTTTATATTTTTCTGGGTTTTTTGGAACCCATTTTCGGGGTTTAGGGAATCGTCGTTTGCTCATATTATATTTAGTTTAGATATAAATAGTTTTAATAACTACTCTTAAAAGGATTTACCTAACCATGGCATCGCCTACTTCAAAAACATTAGTTTATCCAGACAATTTACGGACGGAAGATAATAATCCATATGGCTCAAATTATGTTATGTTTGTCTTATCGGATTCTTCTATACCGAATAGCAATGGGGTTATTAGCACTCTAGTAAATAAAAACTTCAAAGTTGTATCTGATACCGTTAATGCTATTAATAATCCTTCAGCTAGAAATATCCTAAAAAATGTATTCTCCTCGTTAGATGCACTATCCGCTGAATGGTCTGCTGGAGTCGGACAAACCTCTCAATCTGCTGCTCAAAAAGCAGCTGTAGCAGCAAGGGCAGTTAAGGGTATTGAAAGTCCATCTATTCCAGTTCCAATGAAAAAAGGATTCTGTAATATCGTCCTTTATACGCCTCCTGCTCTCAGTACATCTTATGGAGCTAATTATGAAACTATGAGTCTAACCTCAGTTGCTTTAGATGCCGTGTTACCTACCATCAAGAAATTTGCTGAAAGTAAAGTCGGTCAAATGTCTCCAGGACAAAAGGCTGTTTATGATTCGGCGACCAATGGCGCATTAGGGAAAATTGCGAACAGCGGAGCACTTTCGTTCGCATCTAGGTTAGCGATTAACCCTAAACAAGAACTATTATTTAAAGGTGTTGACTTCAGAACGTTCCAGTTTAATTATGTATTCGCTCCCAAAAACGAAAAAGAAAATAATACGGTACAAGAAATCATTAGGCAGTTTAAAGGTAATATGTTACCAGAATTAACTGCTGGAACTCTAATGTATAAATATCCGGCGGAATTTGACATATATTATTACTATGACGCTAAACTTAATAATAATGTACATCAACATACAACTTGTGTATTAGAGAAAGTAACAATCAATTATGCTCCTGCTGGTCAATTCTCTACATTTGCTGATGGTGCTCCTAATGTTATCAATATGACGCTTGAATTTAAAGAACTAGCGCAACTTGATAAAGAATCTGTTCTAAATGGAGGTTACTAATGTATTTCACTAAAGTCCCTTATCTGTATTATCCTTTTACTATCAATAATGATACTCAGTTAATAGGCATCAAGGATATTACTCATAACATTAGGTTCAAAGAAATAGCCAAAGATAAAATTACTTCGTTTGAAACCTATACAATCCTCGATAATGAAACTCCGGAAATAATCTCTGAAAAATTATATGGAACGCCTAATTACCATTGGGCAATTATGTTACTGAATGATAGATTTGATTATCTTACTGATTTTCCAATTTCGGTTAAAGTATTTGATAAATATGTCAAAGAGAAATATGAGGATCCGTATGCCATCCATCATTGCCAAAAAGTAATTAATAATCAAGTAATTACTATATCTAATCCTGTTAAACCTCCAGTAGATTCTCCGGAATATCCTGCTTACATGGAATATATCTCTAGCTACGGAATCACCAATTACGATTACGAGGCTCAGTTAAATGATGATAAAAGAATATTAAATTATATTCCAAAAGAATTGATTGATTATATTATAACGGAAATGAATAATTTATGAGTACACAGAACCTCACGTTTGCCGGCGAGATAGCAATTAACCAAATGGAAATTGTCTCTATTAATACATCATTCGTTGTTGATTTGAGAATGGTATTCGTGGGGATGAATATTTATGAGGATATGTTCGCTCCTTTCATCAATGGCACTATCGTTATCCAAGACGCTAACGCTCTTATCAATAAATTACCAATAGTCGGCGAAGAATTCCTTGACTTAGATCTAATCACTCCTAGCTTCCCCTCTGATAAACAACATGCCATTAAAGGGCGGTTCTATATCTATAAAATATCAGATAGACAATATGCCAATGACAGATTAGTCAGTTACATTCTACATTTCGTCTCCGTAGAAGCTCTATTAGATATGAACATTAAAATCTCTAAGGGATTTAATAGTGCTAAGATATCTGATATTGCTTCTGATATCATGAAACAATATTCTTATTTTCAAAATGATTCTACAGAATTAACCCCAGAGCAATTAGAACGCTTTAACATTGAAGAAACATCTAATGGACACGCTTATGTATCTAATTTCTGGTCGCCGGTAAAAAATCTGAATTATTTGGCAGAACACGCTTTATCTGTTCCTTCTACCAACGGGGATAATACAACTGAAGGTTCTCCGACATTCTTGTTTTTTGAAAACAGAAACGGCTTAAACTTCATCTCGTTAGAATCTCTATTTAAAAATGATATTACACGGGAATTCAGAAAGGATAATTAT